ACATCGCCTACAGTTGAAACTGCCGTAGGATAAAGTGCATAAATAGCATCAATAAAATATTGGTTCATGCGGCAATTTCCATAAGAGTAATAGTTGATAAATCGGTGCTACCGTCTGGGCTAACAGAAACAGTACCTGCGGCAAAAGTATTTGAAAACTGCGTTTTATAAATAGTTGCAGAAGTTGTTGCTGGGCTATCTAAATATGAAAAAGACATTTGTGCAGACATTGTTGATAAATAACCCCATGCTGACCATATTTGTTTAATATTTGTTCCTGCCCTATTTAAATAAAATGTAGCTAAAGCGGAAGTGGCAACTCTAATTGGTTGGCTAACAATTACAAGGACTTTGCTAGTAGTAAATTTAGGTGTAATAGTAGCCGTTAAACCAGTATCAATTAATGTTGCTGTAGTGCTAGTTACTGTGGTTGCATAAGTTGCACTTACAACTTGCAATAATTGTCCAGCACTAGCCTGTACCGTACTATTAGGAAATGTTAAGCCATTAGTGCCGTCAATTATTAGGCTCATGCTGTTCCCTCTGGTGGTAATGGAGTATTGCCTTCGGCTAACCATGCTTGGTATTGTTGCCAGTCTGTGTTATCTGGGTCAAATGGTATGCAAGCACCGTCTGATAAGCGTAAAATTCCACATTCTTTGTTACTTAAATTATCAAATATCAGTTTATACATTTATAGCTCCGCAGAAGCAGTCCAATGGGCATTAAAAGGCGCACCTTGTGTACCAAGTAAACTTGCTGTAGACAATCTTGGTAAATTAGTTGTTGTTCCACCAACTAAATTAACCGTTACATTTGCGCCAGAAGCGCCATATCTAGCAGAAGGAGAAGAAACACTTCCATTTGTGCTATATGCGGCAAAAGTTGGTGTTACTCTCATAGTTACAGGTAATGGTCCACCATTTCCTGAGTCAGAAGTATTAATGCAAATAAAATTAGCCCCATCTGTTGGGTTAGTAGAACTTTGTAATGCTACTCCGTATGGATATGATGTTGAATAATATCGCTGACACATAATCAACTCAGTACCATAATCTCTATAATCAAATCCAGTAGCAGAACTTCCTACTTCTAGTTGTACGCCTGTTATGTACCAAGTAGCTCCATTTGTGCTAACTACATTAACTGCGCTTGATACGCCATAACCTGCTGTTCCTGTCCAAGCATTTGCTGAAGATGTTGTGTAAGTTGAACCTAATCCAAGTCCAAAATTAACAGTTATACCTTTGCCATTTGTTTTTAACCAAGTTCCTGTGGTATCTCCAGAAACAGTAATAAAGGCTTGTGTCCATGTGTTAGCAGTAGAAATAGTATATGTGCTTGGATAAAATCTATTTTCTCCAGAATTAAACAATGCAACGCTAAATGTACCTGTTAAAGAACTACGCACCCAAAACGATAAAGTAACAGTTTTAGCATCAGATGTTCCCCAGCCTAAATCCGCAACATTTAAACCTTCAACAGAATGTCTAATTTGATAATAATCGCCAGAACCTACAGTAGTTGCAGCTAAGGAAGTAACACCAAGGTAATTTATATATCCTGCTGGTGGTGTAACAGAACCAGCATTTTGTTGAACACTAAATTTTGAAGCTGTATTAATTGATACATAAAATCTATCTAATGTATATGTTCCATCTACTGTTGGAGTAACACTAGCACCAGCATTACGCTGGTCGATAACCATAGCACCGTTAATAATACGGTTCTTAAAGCGTGTAGCATTACCAGCGCCAAGGTTTGAACCTGTTACGCTAGTGCCAATTACATCTGCGTTTACTGTTCCGTATGCCATTATTTATCCATATATTATATTAATATTTCCTGCATCAAAAACATCAGTTCCATTTACGGTTGTAATTCTTATTGTAGTTAATGCACTTGATAATGTAATACCTCCACCGCTTTGTGTGGTGTCTTGAGAATATGTTGAGTCCGCAACAACACCAGTTTCTACCCATGTATTTCCTGTTAATAGGCAAATTTGTGCAGACCCATACAAGGTTGAATTTGAAGCTGTCAATCCTCTTACTATAAATGCAGAACTAAAACCTCCTCGATATACTGCATTTAAAAAATAATAACCAGAATATCCAGATGTTACTATTCCTCCAGAAGTACCTAATTGTATTTGGCAATTTGAAGAACCGTTTGTACTAACACCATTAAATAAAACCGTAATACTTTTTGCCCATGATGGTATGCTAGAAAAATCAATGCTTGTCCCACTTGTACTTGCTTGCGCTGTTCCAGAAGTGATTGCGCTATTTTGACCAGCAACAACAACAGTTCCAGTTAATGCTGGCAAAGTAACGGTATTAGTACCAGCTACGGCAGGGACAGCAATGGTAACTGCACCGCTTGTATCGCCAGAAATTACAATAGAACTCATAGAACCACCCAACGATTACCTGAAGCGACTGTAACAGTTTGTCCTGAAGCCACAGTTACTGGGCCTACAGACATTGCGTTACTACCGCTTGGAATTGAATAACTTGCACTAACAGTTGCGCTGTTAACTACAAGACCGTTTGAAGCTGAAACTACTGGGGCTGATAAGTTACCAGTACCAGTTGTATAAGTAAAACTAGATGATAAATTAGGAGTTGTAGTTCCTTGACCAAATGGTACATAGTTAGTCGTATATGTTACAGCAGGAGCTTTACCGTTAAAAGTAGACCAATCTGTAGAGCTTAAAGCACCCCGATTAGATGCTGAAGCGGTAGGTACTTGTAAAGTAATAACAGGAGTTGTCGTTCCTGTTGCTACAGTAGAACTTAAATCTGTACCTGTAGTGCCTAAAGTTAAGGCAGCTACCGAGGTTACAGTTCCGCTACCTTTATTGTTAAATGTTGTCCAATCGGTGCTTGTCAGATAACCACTTACTGCTGTTGTGGCGGCTGGCATAGCCAGGTTAGGCGTAGCTCCACCAGAACTAGTAATGGGCGCTGTTGCACTTACTGAGGTTACTGTGCCAGAACCTTTGTTATTAAAAGTATTCCAATCTGTAGAAGTTAAATAACCGTTTACAGAAGTCGTTGCAGCAGGCATTGATATTGCTGGGGTTGCTCCGCCTGAACTAACTACTGGACTAGTACCAGTTACGCTTGTTACCGTACCTTGTGGATTTGAGGCAGTTGTAATACTAGTTACACGCCCATAAGTATCTATTGTAACTACTGGAATAAGGGTAGATGAACCCGTAGTTCCTGCGGTTGCTACACCACTTGCCAAATCAATTACAGGGGTTGCACCACCCGTACTAGTTATACGACCAGTAGTACCGCTTACGCTAGTTACCGTACCAACGGCGGGTGTAGTCCATGTAGGTGTAGCAGCAGAACCAGCAGAAGTTAATACTTGTCCGCTTGTACCAAAGTTTGTCGTTCCGCTTAAAGCTGGCGTTGTGCCTAAGTTTGTATTAAGCCCAATAGCGCCAGTAACATTGATTACATGGGCTGATTGGCCTGTTGTTCCCCAAGCTAAATAGGTTTTATAACCATTTCCTGAACCTATTGAAATATCACCGTCATGCCCAGAATAGTAAACACCGTTATTAATTGAAAAATAATCAGCAGGCGTAGAAGCGCTAAATACTGATGAGTTCATGCCAAATTCACCGTAATAGGTTGAATCTGTGCCCAAATTGTTACTTACTGCAAAGTTAATAGATGCTCCAGCAGTTGCACTTTTATTCTGCATTACTGCTTGTAAATAAGACCCTGAAACAGTCCCGCCTAATGCAAGATTTGTATTTGAAGCGTTATAACTTAATACTGGAGTTGTGCTAGTTGTAGAACTTGTAGAAACATAAGTAAAAGCGCCACTAGAAGCTGTTGTAGCTCCAATAGTCGTACCATTAATTGTGCCACCTGTAACCGCAACCGCATTAGCGTTTTGTGTAGACATTGTGCCAAAGCCACTAATGTCTGTATTAGTTAATACAACTGCGCCTGTGTAACCATTTACTGAGGTAACCGAATCGGTGTTGTCTATCTTTTGCCAGGCAGTTCCGCTATATACGGCCCAATCGCCTATTTTCCAATCAGTAATACCATCAAGGTTAGTGCTACCAGCTACGCTTACAACATAGTAATAACCCTTAGTTCCTGTAGAAGAAGCTAGGGTAGGTGTATTTGTAGAAGCGTTCCATGTGCCTTGGTAACTTAGCGCACCAATAACCGAGTCAGGAATTTGGCTAATAGGTACTTTAGTAGCTGAGTCTAATGTTGCTACACCTAATGCAGCAGCTTTTTGCGTGGTAGGTATATACCCTGATACAGTTGTGCCACTAATTGAGCCGCCAGTAACAGATATGTTATTACTATTTTGAGTAGACATAGTGCCTAACCCAGTAATATCTGTGCTAGGTACAGTCGTACTTGCGGTCATAGCTGCTGTGCCATTACCGTATACATAACCAGTTAATGTAGCTGCGCCAGTACCACCATTAGCGACAGGTACAGTACCACTCAACGCATGGGTAGCGTTCCAATCTGACGGTCTAATAAGGGTATCGTCAGCATCATCAGGCTTTAGACTGACTTTAGTGTGGGTTACTGTAATAGCCATTAATGCACACCTACAATTTTACCGTTTTCATCTCTAAGCACCCGTTTTGGCTGGCTTAATTTATCCATTAAAGCCGCTAATAACTGGGTCATTTGTTGATTGCTTTGGTGCATATTCTCAATTACTGGCTGCAATGGATGGTTTTTCATGTTTGAGTATCCTAATTGGTCTTGCAAAATATTTGCCATTTGAACATTGTCTTGATATGCCACTTCACCCGTATCTAAACCTGAAGATATGCGAGTAGTTTCAATTTTGCCAGCATTTTCAATATAAGCTAATAATAAGTCTTTATTGGTTGTAGCTTCAATCTTCATTTGTTCAAGCTGGGCTTCCATCTCTCTATCGGCAGCATTTCTTTGCGCTTCAAGCTGGAATTTCAGTTGATTCTCTTGAGCCTGGTACTCTTGTTTAGCTTTCTCTAACTCATTCTGGGCTTGCATCTTTTGCATTTCTAACTGAGCAGACATCTGAATTTGTTGAGTCTTAGCTTGGTTATCCATCTGCGCTTTTTGCATCTCTGGGCTAGGTGGTTTAGGCTGACCCTCGGCTTGTTTAGCTTGTTCTCTAAACTTATCAGCCGTTTCGTCAATAATGCCTTCCATCTGTTTGCCAGTTTTAAACGCAGTAACGCCAAACTTGAGCATTTCCATGAGTAATGGGGTAAGTTCAGGTGCAGCTTGACCTACAGGTAGGGCAGTTTGAACAAACGCTGATACGGCTTGTAAGAAGGCAACTCTGTCTTGCTTTTCTTGCTGCTCATCCTGATAAATCATGGAGTCAGAAGTAACCTCAACTCTGAAGTTCTTGCTGGCTTCGTCTTTTAACAGTTGAATAGCCTGGGGGATGTATTGCTTGTCCGCATCAGATAGCTGCATTGCACCACTAATCTTGACAATCGTTTCATCGGTGTAATGGTTGCAGATAATCTGTGACTTAATTCTAAGTAGCTCGGTAGCAAAATCCACTACATTGTGTTGCATTGTCTTTAAGCGGCCTTGAGCGTTATTAGACTTAATAATCTGTGCGCCAAGGGTTTCATTAGGGTCTGTCTGTCCACGCTGAATATCAGCAATACCCATAATTTCGTAAATTTGATTTTTAACTTGCTCCATTGCCTGATAAGCGGCTATTAAAGCGGTAGCAAATGGGGTGATGTCTACTAAATCTAATGCACCTTTCATGCCCTGTTTTTCGGCAAATGCCATCCAATTCTTAACAGGAATTAAGGTATTGTTTTCGCCTTCAGAGAACAGGCGGCTTAACTCACTAGAGCTAGCATCGTATACACCACGCACTTTAAGGGCGTTAATCAATCCATCGATACGGTCACATAAGACATCAAGCTCTCTGGCTTGGTCTTGATACATCGTAAAGTCAGGGATTGGGTCAAGCCCATCGGTTGTGATGGTTGAATACAAAGGTTTAGGACAAGGCCAAAAGTTTTCTAATTGAAGTGGGTCATCTCTTTCGTCAAGGATTTTGCCCATTGATTTAGAAATCCACAGAACTTTGCCTGTTTCTTTATCCCAGATTTCATAAACTACAGCCTGTGATGTGCCTTCGCCCATCTTTTCGTTGTATGTCTTAGATGTATCAGGCTTTGTATCCAATGGAATTTTATAGCCTAAATCTTCACCAAAGCGCTCTACTAATGCAGGGCGATTCATATAGACCTTACGCCATACTGCGGTTACTTCTTCCCAAGTTCTAGCAACAGTATGACCAAAATCACGCCAATGCACATAGTCAACTGGAGAACATTCGTACTCAATACGCTCAGGGGCTTCTGCTGCTTCTGCGCCTGGCGTTTCTGATTCATCCGTATCCTCTGTAATCTGGTAACCATCGTCAGGTTCTCCCTCGGCTTCAAAATGTGGCTCATACCGCACCCAAGCTGTACCTCTACCGCCTAATAATCTGTCCAATACTGAGTTAGACATAGCGGACTTATAGTCGCTGTAATGCTCTAATTCAAACTCTAAGGCTCGCTCAAGCATCATTGAAGCAACACGACCTATTGGGTCATTGTCCCTAAATCTACGGCTTACATCGGGGCGTGGGAGTCTAGCAAAGATAGCTGGAGTGATGGTCTGAACATTAGACCAAAGGATATTAAAGCGAGCATTGGGGTTGTTTTGATAGCGGGAGTCATCTCTATAGCGTTTAACAATCTTAGTAGCTCTACCTTCCCAATTCTTAAATGTCCGTTCATAGGACATTATGCGGTTGTACCAGTCCTCGTAAGAGTGAGCTACTTCGCCTTTAAGTTCTGCCATTAAATTCTCCCACCTGTAGTCCTTTGTTTCTGTTTCCAAAGGTCATTGAGGCTAACATCTGTTTGACCGACAAATAAGCCCTTAATCGAGTCATCTTTCGAGGCAACTTTTTCTTCTTCCCGCCAGGCAATACTCAAATATCTAAACGCATCGGCAGAGTGTGATGTCCAATCGTGCCTAGGTCTATCCCTAAACACTTTCTTATCTTCGTCATACTCTCGTTGGTATTGCCTTAAACACTCTATGCCATCCATGCACTTTTCACTATCAAACCAAGCTCTTTGTAAGGCCATGCGACTTGCTTGTATTCCGTCTTGAAGTGACAAATTTGGCACAATTTTCATAGATTCTAATGGAATTTTAGCAGAAAGTTGCTCAATTATCGACTTTCCACCAGAACTTAATGTTTTAGCTCTTGCATCATGGGGCAACCAATGTATCCCATATTGGTAATTTCTTGATTGAATTAGTCCTGTATAAAAAGGGATTGATTGACCATTACTAGAGTGATGCTCTAAGACTCGTATCTCTCCATGTATTACTTGATACCAAAAAATACTAGTGGAATCTGTAAAGCCTAAGTCCCAAGCTGTATTTACTTTATACATTGGGTCGTATTTAACCTCGGTGATTCTGCCTTGGTCAGTCAGTAAGCGTAGTTCTTTA